GCAGTGAGGGTGTCCTGCTTGTCTGCGAGGTCGGAAGCGACTTCGGTCTTCGTGGCATATACGCTCAAATCCGGCTTGTTGAGGATCTCTGCGTCGGACCCTGCCGCAGCAGTCCAATCAGGCTTCACGTTCGCTTCGGCACCAGCTTCAATCCCAGCGAGCTTGTTCTTCTCGGCGGTCGTGAAATTGTTGTCGGTATGAACGTAGTCGGCATCCTGGACAAGGTTCTGCGGCTTATTGAGTATCTCTGTGACACCACTCGTTGCGTTCCAATCCGCGTTCTGCTGCGGAGCCGCAGTGGCGGAAATGACGTTGTTCGTAATCGTGATGTTGCTTCCAGCAGTGAGCTTGTCCTGTTTGTCCGCAAGGTCGGAAGCCACTTCTGTCTTCGTCGCGTAGACGGAGAGATCCGGTTTATTCAAAATTTCCGCGTCGGACCCAGCAACAGCGTCCCAGTCCGGCTTCACGTTCACTTCCGCGCCCGGTTCAATTTCCAGGAGCTTGCTCTTGTCAGCGTCCGTGAAGTTGTTGTCCGTATGCACGTAGTCCGCGTCCTGCACTAGGTTCTGGGGACGGTGCTTGATGTAATCTACTTGACTACTGTCATTTTGCGCCCAATCAGCCTGGACCTGCGGATCAGCAGTCGCGCTGATTACGTTGTTCGCGTCGATAGTGATGTTGTTGCCCGGGGTGAGCTTATCCTGCTTCGTGTCGAGGCGTGCGCCAAGCTCGTCGTGGGTGACGAATACAGTCAAATCTGGCTTATTGCGGATGAACGAGTCGAGATTCTCGTCAACGGTGCTCCAGTCCGCCTGTACGTTCTGTTCCGCGCCGTAGGCAATGCCATCCAGCTTCGCCTTGTCATAGGGCGACATGAGGCCCGCGGTGTCCTGGGTCGCGTTATAGATGTAGTTGCACTCGGCCCCGATTTCGCCGTTCGCATTTTGGTAAAGACGGCGGAGAACGGCGTTCGCTGCGAACGTCATGTTAATGGGCGACTGCTTGACCTTGTAGTGGTCGTCGAAAAGGACTGCCACCTCGTCGGCGCTGATCGCGTCGATGTTGCGGCGGGCGGTCGTCCTCTCTTCCGGCGTGGTCTCCCCCCGCTGGTCGAGGTTGTAAAGAACCTTGTTTACTCCTGGCATCGTGTGCCTCCTCTTAAAAACTTGGTTATTTGCGTCCGGCGATGTAGGCACCGCCCGCGGTTACAGGGATTACCGTCCCGTTGTGGATGAGCGCCATGCTGGGCACCGGTGGCGTGTCCGGCTCGGCCTGGATGATGTATGCGAGGGCGAGGAAGGGCATCATGTTGTTGTGTGCCTGTCCCTGGCCCGCCGACTCCGTGTCGAACGCCGCACAGTCCGTAATGCCGCCCGACATGGTGCAGGCTGCCGCAGCATGTTCGCCAACGGCGAAGTTGGTGGAACGCGTCATTGCTGCGTTCCAAGTGTTGTAATAGCCCCATTTTGACTGCGATGACGACACCGTACCATCGTTGCTGCCGCCGTAGGTATCGTACTTGAACACAGCCTGTCCCACCGTATGGGAAAGCACCGGCGTGGTCGCCTGGATGTCGTTCCCGTGGCCGTGCGAGGGAATGGTGTGCGAGTGGGTGGGGAGTTCCAATACAGTAAGAACATGGCTTTCCTCACCGCCCTTCGTTCCCTGGGAAAGACCACTTGCATTGCATACGGCCACCCTGTTTAGCATGTCCGGCAAGTTGAAGGTCGTTCTCCCGTCGCCGGCTCCGTAGGTGGTCCCGATTTCATAGAAAAGGTTGCCGTATGTCTCTCGGGAGACCGTCCTCCCGTCGCAGAGGAGGAAGCCTTCCGGGATTACGGAACCTGCAAAAGGAAAGATTGCACCAACCATTACTCAACCCCCGTGCTGATGATGTAGAGCATCGTGATGAACGGCTGCATGTTGTTGTGTGCCTGGATTACCGATGGCCCGGCCGAGCCCGTATCAAAGGCGGAAGCATCCGATACGCCACCGGACATGGTGCAATCCGAAGCCGGGTGGTTGGCGACAGTAATGTCCGTCGTTCTGGAAGCAGTGTTGGTGGTCGTGTTCATGAAGCCACCGGTACTGCCGTTGTAAACATATTTCCAGTCGCCCGGGCGGCTGTAGTTGTACGCAGGCTGTCCGACAGTGTGGGAAATGCTCGGAGTGGTAGCCGTGATGGTGTTGGCATGGCCGTGGGCCGGAACCTCATGAGTATGCGCGGAGAGTTCCCCATCGGCAAGCTCATGCGTTTCTTCACCGCCGCTGGTTCCAATGGCATGCGAGCTAGAAGCGCCAATAGCAACCCTTCCCGAAAGATCTGGAAGATTGAAAGTAGTCGAACCATCGCCAGAACCGTAAGTGGTTCCGATAGCTTCAAACAATGTGCTGTATGCGGCGCGGGAAACTGCCGACCCGTCACAGACGAGATACCCCGACGGTGCAACTGCTCCTGCATACAAACTAATAATTCCTGCTATCATTTCATTCGCCTGTGCTGATGATGTACTTGGTTACTGTATAGGGCTGCATGTTGTTGTGGGCGTTGCCCGAACCACTGTCGCCGGACACCATCGCAGCACAGTCGGTTACCGCGCCGCTCATTGTGCATGCCGCTGCAGCATGGTTTCCAACTGTTGCGTTAGTTACCCGGGAAGCTGTGCCGGTAGCCCATCGCGTCCAGTAATACACGGCTTGCGAGCCACGCGAAGTCGAGATTGCCTTCGGCCGTAGATAGGTGAAGTTTGGCTGCGTAATACTATGCGTCATCTCCGGCGTCTTTGCCTTGATGTCGTTCGCGTGCCCATGGCTGGGGACTTCGTGAACATGCGCGGGCATTTCCCCGGAGGTCAGGGCATGGCTCGCTTCCCCGCCAGTGCTCCCCAGCGCATGCGAACCGGAAACGCCGATGACCACCCTTCCAGTCAAGTCCGGGAGGTTGAAGGTCGTCGAACCGTCGCCCGCCCCGTAGGTCGTACCGATTACGGCAAAGAGCGCCGCGTAAGTATCGCGGGAAACGGCGGAGCCGTCGCAGAACAGATAGCCCTGCGGCTCGACCGTGCCCGCGAAGGGCATCACAATTCCTGCTGGTTCGCTCATGAGTGCTCCTTAGTTCGATGCGACAGTGTAGCGAATTGCAATGCTAAATGTCAGTGGGGTAGCACTAGTGTCTACACATCTACAAGTTAGTGTTCCATTACCCGAATGGAGAACAGATACGCTTCCTTCACGGCCAGCACCAAGTCGCCATGCGGTCGGAAGGTATATAGCACCAGACGATCCGTACTGTACAAACGAATTAGCCGGGTTGATCCAAATACGGTTCACCCCATCAACACCAGTCTGTTCCGTTATAGACATGTTTATTGCGGTTTCAGCAGCATTCACGGTTCCTGTGAATGTGTACAACTTTTCATACATTGGGTCACCATTATATGAGCCGCACTGTACCGCTTCGCTTTCGCTGACCGGAATTCCGATGTTGATGTTCGAGATTGTGATTGTGCTCTGGTTCTCTGTGATGGAAATGTTGGTGCCTGCCACCAGCATCTTCGGGACCGGCTTTGCCACGATGTAGCTCGGGTCCGCCGGATCAGTCTCGTCCCAGTCGGCCTGGGCTCCCGCTGCGGACTGGAGCTGACCCTGCGCGTTGATGGAGACGCTGGAACCGTCCACCTTCACACTCACCGTGTTGTTCGTAATGTCGATGCCGCTGCCTGCGGAAATCGGCGCCTGCGCATTTGCCCACCCGGGCACGCCCTGGGCATCGACGGTCAGCACCTTGTCGGCGTCGGATGCAGTAGCCGCGGGGACGAGCTGCGTACCTCCGGGGATTGTCGGCTTGTTGAGGATTTCGTCGTCCGAACCCGCTGCCGCGTTCCAGTCCGGCTTCACGTTGACTTCGGCACCAGCTTCGATCCCGGCGAGCTTGGTCTTCTCGGCGGAAGTGAAGTTCTCGTCGGTGTGCACGTAGGAAGCGTCCTGCACGAGGTTCTGGGGCTTATTGGCGATGTACGCGTCGGTGCCGGAAACTGCGTTCCAGTCGGCGTTCACGTTCACCTGGGCGCCGGCCTCGATGCCCGCCAGCTTCGTCTTCTCGGCGGAAGTGAAGTTCTCGTCGGTATGCACGTAGTCCGGGTCCTGCACCGCGGTAGCGCCCGCCGCGGCCCCGCTGCGGATTGTTGACAAGTCCGAAATCACGTCCTGCTTGTCAGCCAATGCAGAAGCCATTTCCGAAGGCTGCACCGCCGTGGAACCCGCTGCCGCACCCGAACGGATAGTGGACAAATCTTGAATTACATCCTGCTTGTCGGCGAGGGCCGCGTCCATTTCCGAAGGCTGCACCGCAGTTGCGCCCGCTGCAGCCCCGCTGCGGATGTCTGCAAGGTCGGAAATTACGTCCTGCTTTCCCCCGAGCGCCGCGTTCATCGTGGCCGGCTGTACTGCCGTCGCACCGGCAGAAGCGCCCGAACGGATTGTTGACAAATCGCTGATTACGTCCTGCTTTCCAGCGAGGGCTGCGTTCATCGTTGCAGGCTGCACCGCGGTAGCACCTGCGGAGGCACCGCTGCGGATGTCGGGCAGGTCGGAAATCACGTCCTGCTTGCCCGCAAGGGCGCTTTCCACGTCGGAGGCCACCGCATACGGGGCGAGGTCGGCAGGCTGCACGGAAGTGGCACCCTTGGCCGCTCCCGAACGGATTGTCGAGAGATCCGAAATCACGTCCTGCTTACCTTCGAGCGCGGAGGCCATTTCCGAAGGCTGCACTGCGGTCGCACCGGCGGCTGCGCCGGAACGGATAGTGGAGAGGTCGGAGATGGTGTCCTGCTTCTGCGCGAGGCCGTAGGTGAGCTCGGAATGGGTGGCATAGATGTCGAGATCCGGCTTGTTGAGGATCCTGGTGACGCCTTCCGTTGCCGCCCAGTCGGAAGGCTGCTGCGGTTCGGCGGTGGCGGAGATTGTGTTCCCCTCGATACTGATGTTCGCGCCTGCCTCGAGCTTTTCCTGGACCACGGTCGGGTCCACGGAGATTTCTCCGGTCTGGATGATGATGCCGTTGCCCGCGCGGTATTCGCCGCCCTCGCCGTAGCGCCTGGAGATAGAGTGGACGGAGAAGTTCTCCACCGTGGCGGAGAGGCCCGTCGGGAGGCCGGAAACGGTCACAGGGATGGCTGTGCCGTCGGCAGTCACCTCGTAGTCGGCTGACACGTCTAGGAACTC